AATGCGATGCCGAGGCAGGCGGTCAGCACGATGTAGCCCGTGGCAAGGGCTGCTTTGAGTTTGGTTTTGGTTTCGTGGGTCATGGGTTATTGGGTTTAGTGTCCGACAAAGTTACAACGGCTTTTCCTATTTGCGACCTCTCGTGTCAATTTTTTGTGAAACTTTTTTTTGGCCTTGCACCCGATGCGGTATAAATTCCCATTTTTCGCCATATTTAGAACCTAAAGGGTATAAATTTGCATCATGACCTACCACTCCACAAGACCCGCCAAAGCCCTCACGAACGCATTGGAGCGGCTGATGATTGCGATATCACCCCAAGACCTGGAGCAGAACCACGCCCTCCTGTGCGAGTACCGCCGTGCCTGCGAGTTGCTGGGCTACGATCCAGCCAAGGCTCAATGGGCGGGGATTCACGAAGTGTCTGCCTCCCAGTTGCCGAAAGACGAAGACCATACCGTCTGCTACTATCCCCTACTTAACCCCGAAGAATAATGCGAAACATTACCCACCTCGTCGTGCATTGCACGGCTACCCCCAAGAATACCACCATTGCATCCATCCGCCGCCATTGGAAGGAGGGGTTGGGATGGAAGTCGGTGGGCTACCACAAAATCATTGAGGCCAACGGGAACATCATGACCTTGGCGACGGATGACAAGACCACCAACGGAGTTGCAGGACACAACGCCACAAGCCTCCATGTGTCGTATATCGGAGGCAAGGACACAGACGACCGCACCATTCAGCAGAGGCAAGCCATCGCAGGGGTTCTGCTATCTTGGTTGCAGAAATACCCGAAGGCCCGCATTTGTGGCCATCGGGACTTCCCAGGGGTCAACAAAGCCTGCCCGCAGTTCAACGCCGAGAAAGAGTACGGCTACCTGTACCTAACGGCCTCCGACACGCAGGAGGGATAATTTGCGCAAGGTAGCGGATTCCGCTACTTTAGGCGTACGATTACTTCGTACAACTTAGTACAACCTATCCGCAGGTGTGAAGGTGGCGTGGAGTTGCAGTTCCGTGCCTTTGTTGTCCTTGCTTGCATTGCGGCTCGTTTCAAGTTTCATCCAATATCCGCCAAGAGGCTTCGGGCCTCTTCCTCGTTCAGTATGAAAGCCCATGTATCCGCCGTCCCATTCTTCTTTATAAGTCGCAGTACGCAACTGGTGAACAGGCTTTTGAATAAGGGTCTTGGTTTGACGGTCATATTTGTGGATGATGTTTTGATGGTAGTAGAGTTCGTGGACATGGCCCATCCAGGTCAAGTCGTAGCCTTCGGCTGATGCGAGTAAGCGTTGGTCTTGGATGACCCCCTTGGTAACTGGTCCACCCCCGCCTGCCCCGTGGTAGTAGTGGACAACGAAGTTCATCCCACGATTGGGGTCGTGCTGCACCCGGATGTCAATGGTTCCTCCGTAGCCACCAACTTCAACTGCTGACCCTGTTGCATAGTTGAGGGTGCTTGCGAAGCGTTGCAGGATGTCGGTTTCTTGGTGGTGGATGATGGAGGTTTCGTGGTTCCCGTAGCCAACCAGCAGCAGGTTCTTGGCGTAGGGGGCAAACCATTCCACAGCCGTGTTGACGATGGAATCTAAATAGCGGGCGTTGTTGTGTTCTTCTCGGATGTCTTCCTTGCTCCTGCGTGGGTCGCCTTTGCCTTGCATCAAACAAAAAAAGTCACCGTTGACGATGACTCCTGCGTTGCGGCGTTGTGCTTCCTTTAGGTGGTTGGTCAGCAGCCCCCTGTCACAATGCGGGTTGTCCCAATGCAGGTCGCTGATTAAGAAGAACTCCTGCCCGCTTTGGCAGGTCAGGTCGTGAATGTTACGGGAATGCTTGGTAAGTGGTAGAATCATCGCTGAGATTTAAGCGTTGCGTTCTCGGCTTCAAGTTGATGGATGGTGTTCTCCAACAACTCTATCCGCTCCCGCAAACTTACAATCTCGTTGCGTAATTCGGTTAACTCTTTCTTCTGAGCCTCAGCAGTTTCCTGCCACATCGCAAGCACCGCTTGGGCTTGCTTTACCTGCAAGCTATCCGCCGTGAACTTTCCCTTGGTAATCCAAGCAACTCCACCGCCAACGATTGCGCTGACCGTGCCGATGATAGTTGTTTCCAGCAGGTTCACGCCTTCGGTGCTTCGGGTTTAGCCTTTACTTTCTCTACGGCCATCCAACCAACTGACAACAAAGTGATTAACGCTCCGATGATTTCTTGCAAAGCGGTTGCGTCAAGTAATCCTTTGGCTACGAGTGTTCCGCCGATGAAGGTGAGTAAATGGCGAAGGAGGGCGATGATGGCTGATTGCATAAGGTTGGGTTTGTCAGGGTTGCGTTTGCGAAATAGTCCCATAGTTGGAAATGTTACTTGCTTTGCGGTGTTGCAAATTCTTGATAATCCTTCGTGTATTGTTCTTCCCATCCGCTGAAACAATGCACTCCGCACGGGGCGGGCCACACCACAAATGCGGCCAAGGCTTCGGGGCAGGTGTCGTGGAACAGGATGTCCACGCAGACGGCCTTGTCTATCTCCCCGACCTGCACGGCGAAGTCCAGCGGTTGCAGGTCTTTCAAAGCCTTGTCGGCGGTGGCCCCGTCGGGGAAGGCGAACTTGCGGAAGGTGGGCATCTTAGGGGGTTGTCAGCGTTGCGAGTTCTGCGTTCGTGAGGCGGGTGGTGTAGAGGGCCACGGCACGGATGCGGTTAATTCCTTCGGATGCTGCTGGCGTTTGCGCTCCGCTATGTATGCTTGTCAATCCTGTTGAAAAAGTGAAAGCAGTTGTTCCTGATGCTATAATATTGCCGTTAATGTATAGCGCATAATCTCCCGATTTATACCCAAGGGCCGCTTTTATAGACGAACCCGTTAAAATGAATGATGAGTCATCAAAAATAACGACATTATTTGCTCGTATGTAGGCCCTGCATTTGTTATCGGCCTTACCAATGAATATCCAGTTGTTTGCGGTTCCATTGTTGATGTTGAACCAATTTGCCACATTTCCACTTGGGCTTGCTTGAAAGTCAAAGTAAAAAGTCCCCTCCGTCTGCCCGATGGACCCGCTCACCGCTCCGCTTACCGAGATGACATCGGCGCTTCGGCTACCCGTGCCTGCGGTGGTGGGGATGTAGGAGGTGGGGACGGAGCCGAGTTCAAACTGCGCTCCAAAAACCAAAACACCATTTGTCCCGTTAGCGGTGCTGCCAAAGTAACGAATAACAACAACACTTGTTGATGCCATACCGCTTGTGACCTGACCCGTAACACGAATGCGATACCATCCGTTTCCATAATTTTCTATGGATGTAGATGTGACAGAGCCGCTGCCTTGTGCGTAGTTTGATAGAGTAAATGCGCTAAGGGAAACATTCACGCCCCACCTATTACCACCAGTAGCACCACCTCCATCTGAAACGTAAAGCGTAATTTGGTCTAATGAAGCGGTATGTTGCTTCATAAAACAAGTCATCGTATAAGTCGTGGCATTCGCTAATGTACCGACATTAATTTCTGTACGGCCATTTGAACCACTATTTGGCACAAACAATTCGGCATTTTGCGTGCCATCGGGAGATATACCCGCATTCGGGGTTGTCGTTGCAGCAGTTGGAGACCATAGGTCTATCTCTTGACTGCGAGGGCATAAATTCGTCGCCGCAGGCTCCACCAAAAGCGCAGGACACCCCGTAACGCCGCCGCTGGTGTAGTAGTCCAAGCGGGGGATGCCCGATGCTACGGATGCGATTAGCCCACCAGGACCGAACCTCGTCGCAGCCGTATTGCGGGTAACGGTGAAGTCGCCGACGCTACTTGTTGATGGCGCAACGGGGACGGGGATTTGCGAATACAACTTGCCCGTCTTGAATCGGGCGGGGACTATGAGTAGTGAAGGCGTGGGCATTCTTAGAAGTTAAATAGAATAGCGAATCGGGCTTGCAGGCAACCGCTGACGGCGGCCTCTGCCGCTGCTGCCCCGTCGGTCGTAGCACGAAGATTGAAGGCATCCCACGCAAGTTCTGCGGGGGTCTTGCCCATAACCATGGAGCGGGGATAGCCGTAGCCGTAGCCTATCAGCATGGTTAGAGGAAGGTGTATCCGATGACCGAACCAGCCGATGGAGTGACGGCCGTAATCTTGCCGCCGTTCCTGCCTGATAACTATCCCAGCGGACACGGACTTGCCGCTCATTGCGTAAGCGGTCAGCAGGTTCTCGCTACCTGTCCCCGTCAAGGTCGTGAAAGTTGCGGCCACATTGACCACAATGAAGTCGTAATTTTTGCCCGTAACGGCAGCGTCCACGAATTCCATCGTGCCGCCCTGACCGAGCATTTGTTGAAGAATTGGAGTAGGCATTTTTCTGCTTTAGGGTAAATGTAGGTTAGGTCGGAATTTCACAAACGCTGTGGCTGTACGGCAGTTGGAATGACATGGTAGCCACCCATCCCGCTGTTCGGTCGTCACGGGACTCTACAAACCTCGTTAATGACACGCTGGTAGAAAGGGTCCACTCTTGCGTCGGGTCGTTTGTAAGGGCTGAAATGAAGTCCTGAGCGATTTGCAGTTGGTCGCTCAAAACCTCGTCTTCGTTGTCCTGCCAGCCCAGCGTCGGACTGCCCGAAACCACGCCACCCATCGTGGCAATGGATTCAACTCGGTCAGAAAAATAGACACCCACAGTAAGAGCCAAACTGCCCAAGTCAGTACTCGCTGACTGCACATCCGCAAATACCAACGGATAGACGATTCGCTCACGGCTTGGGGTGCGCAGGTTTATCGTGTTGTCCGTTCCTACCGCAAGCGGGTCGCCCGTCCCGAAGGAGTTGACCTGGGGATGGGCATTTGCAAGCGCAAGGAGTGCTTGCTTGATTTTTATCCAAGACATAGGCTTGTAGTTTCAAAATGTTTTTTGAGTGTGCGCCCATAGGGTTCAACAATTATTGCAGTAGGGGTCGTAAGGCCAAGGGCGGTCCAGTCCAGCACCACGGCGCAGGGTTCTTGCATCCAACGCCATCCCCGTGTTGTAGTTGGTCCCGTTCGGGTAGATGGTGTCCAACGCCGATGGCGGGGAGTTGAACAGGGGATAGTTGGCCTTCTGCTCCATGAGGTAGCGGGTGATGCGCTCGGAATACCACTCGGCATCGTTCTTCACTTTGTCGGTGAGGCGGGTAATCTCGTCCATGCTCATTTGGCTGGATTCCTCGCTGGTTCTGCGAACCATTCCCTTGTTCATGTATTTAAACGCCAAGACCATCGGCAGTTCGTAGTAGAGCCATTGCACCATGGCGGGCTGGATGTAGTCCTCCAAGAGCGTCGTGTTCAAGGCCGTGGTCGTGCCGCTCACTACCTGCGTCACCATTTCCGAGTACAGGGCCGACCCAACGATAGGCTGAATCCGCATCTCCTGCACTTTGACAATGGTGGGCCGAATTTGCGTAAACGATACATTCTCGTTTATGACCGAGTTGTCCAGCAGGGTTTGTTCGCTGATAAAGAGTGCCTTCATGCTTTTGTGATTTTATTGCCTTTCCGGATTACAATCTGCTGCTCCCATACATGGCGGCATTGAGGGCGATTCACTCCGCTGGCCGTGTGGTACCATCCGCCTCGGCGATTCCAAACGGAATAACCCATGATGCTGGAAATACCGTTGATGTCATCCCTTGTGTACACCTTGCCTTGGTCAGCCAAGTCCATCATGACCTTGCAGAACTCACGGCTTGTGCGCTTGTCCTTGTCGCTGAAACCTGCGGCCCATGCGTATTTGTAACGGACCTCAAGCACAGGTTCGGCCGTTGCCTTTGCGCCTTCCTTGGCGATTTGGTCAGCCGCCCTTGCAATGGGGTAGCGGTCCTTATTAATCAGGTAGGCCACACGCTTGGCGACCTTCGCCTTGCTGACCCCGAACTCCTTGGCCATTTCTTCCACGGATGCGTCACGGTTCTTCTTGCGGTAGGCTTCAATCTTTTTGTCAAGTTCTTTCTCTTCCTCGCCCAGTTCTGCAAAGGCTTGACGCACTTGGGTGTCCAAGTCGGAATCAAATCGAATTGGCCTGCTATTCATGACAACATAATCATCCGCATTGCTTCCGAATTTGCTTGCAACGACCTCAAGTACCTTGTATTCCTCATCGCCCCATCCAAGGTCGCTCTCGTCATCTTCCTCGCCCCACCACGGTTCGGTCGGGTTACTGAACTTCTGCTCCTGCACACCGAGCAAGGTGTTGACTTCCTCTGCGCTTAAGCCGAATCCAGCCGATAGCATTGTCCGAGCCATCTCAAGCGTGATTTTTTCTTGGGCGTAATGCCGCACGATACGCATGAGGTTTTGGTACTCACGGCCCGATAGTTTCTTGATGTTGTCGTTGCTCAACTGTGCAGGTGCTTGCGGTTGCTCATCAGGTTGGGGATTCGGCCCAACTACGTCAGCAGGTTGCTTTTCCAAAGGAGGCAATCCCGCTTTCTCACGGAGTTCTTCGGGTGTCATTATGGTCAGCAGGGCTTGCTCGGATAATCGTTCCGTAATCGGCTCAACGGGTATCAATTCCATCCCCTCCACGCCGTTGAACGAACCCAAGTAATTAATCATCCGCTCCACCTTGCGAACCCGGTCGTTCACATAGGTTGCCTTGAACAGTTCGTAAGCCTCCACCAGTTCCTGCCTGCCGCCAAGTTGCCCTTCGGTTTTCACGCCGAATAGCATGGGGTTCACGACACGGTGCGAGATGAAGATTTCCTGTTGTATGGCTTTGTTCAAGATTTCGAACTGCTTGTCCATGTCGCTTGGTGTGAGCGGTTCAAGGGTCGGGGCTTTGCTGACATCATCGTTGAACGTCACCACAAACCTTCCAGCGTTATCCGTACCGCTGAACTTGCGCTTGATTTGCCGCTCAATGTCGCCCTGTTCTTCGGGGGTCGGGATGCCGTTGTTGAAGTTTATCAAGTACCCGCCCCAAAAGTTATTGCGGAGGTTGTTGTTGTGAAAATTGGATACCTGCACATCGCATTCTATCCAAGCCAAGCCTCCCATGTATTCGGGCAGGGGATAGGATTTCACGCCTGCCGCATAGACACGATAGTAAAACAGTTGCTTGCCGATGCGGTTGTCTGCATCAAAGGCAGGGATTTTCTCAACATCGCCAATCTTTGGATACAACTGCACCATGTCGTCATTGTACCATTCTGCCACTTGGAACATCCGCTCTTCTTTGTCAACCCTGATTTTCTCGAAGGGGATATGCTCCATCTTCGCAATGGTTCCCATCTTGTTCCAATGCACGCAAACTGCAAAGCCGTTGAAGATTTCAAGGTCAAGAACCAATTTCTCGGTGATGTCGTTGAGGTCGTCATGCTCACTCAACCCGTCAAAAAACTTGGCATACCTTGCTTGTTGCTCTACGGTCATCTTGTCACCGGGCTTCCATCCACCGCCCATGATATAGTTAACTTTTCCGTTAACTATTGCGTTGTGCTTGCTACTCCTGCGGTAGTTGTCCAGCAGATAGTAGGGGTATTCATTGAACGCCCCATAAGTGATGTACTTTCCCGCCTTGTTTTCGAGCATTACGGGTACTTTATGCTCAATCCCAAGCCATTGGGTGAATGATTGTTTTATGCTCATAGCGTGTGGACTGTAAAGGATAGGGCCGATATGACGATGGTCTGCGCTGAATCCACGGCGTTGATGTAGATAGTGAACTCGTCGTTTACTGCACCTTGCAGAACGGTTTCGGTGAATACCGCATGGCCGTTGGTATGCGTTGTGGTCAGGTCAGCCATGGATTGGGCGATGATACTGCCGTTCTTAGCGATGTATATTTTTATCTGCGTATTATTGTTTTGAGCGATGACCATGTTCACCGCAACCCGCAAGGCCGCATTCGTCGTGCCTGTATAGGTCAGCGATGTGGTTGTGCGGCTAAAGTTGTAGGTTGAAAGCAGCCCCAACTTCATTGCAGCCGTCAACTTGACGGCCTGCCCTTGGGTTGGTGTCCAGTTGGTTGCTTGGTCCAAGTACAGGTTTCCAACACCCCTCTCTCGGTCCAAGGTTGCGGTGTCTGCAAGGTCATCGAATAGACCGCCCACTCGTGCGGCGGTGTTGGCTCCTGCCACGGTTTCGGTGGTGATGGTTGCGGCACTTGCCTGCAACTGACTTCGGGTTTGTACGCTCATGCAAATGTTTGGTCAAAGGTGAAATCGAAAATTCCAGCACCATAAAATGGCTGGTAAGTGATGGTATTGGCGTAGGTGTTGAAGGTCAGCGAAACTACCTGTACATACGCCAAGCCAGTTTCAACCACCGCAACGGCTGCACTAACCGTGGAAGAGGTATCGTAAACTTCGTACTTATACGAGCCCGTTTCAATCGACCCCACGGCAAGCGAAAATTTGTCATAGCGTTCGGTGTAATTCGAAAGGTTGGCCGATTTCAGCAGGGTGTAGTCGGTGCTGACGTTCTTGGCGATGTTGGTCAGCCGCAAGATGTAGCGGTCGCCCGAAGATGCTCGTTGCGTCCAAGTGACGACGATGGTGTTCGTGGTGTTGGGGGATAGGTATATCATCCTAACCCTAAATGTACTTTGTGCTTGAATTTCACAATTTGCGCCCGATACTTCGGTACAGTTCGGCTCTGCGCTCTGCGGTCTTGCTGATGTCAAACCGCTCACGCACATCCTTGGACAACTGCACGGCCAAGGAACGAGCGTAGTCGGGTTCGTTCACAAACTTGCGGACCGCCTTGTACCAAGCGTCTTTCTTGCCGTAGGGGATGAGCAGACCGTTGTAGCCGTGGACCAACATGTCCGTGTATGGGATAGTTTCGCTTGCGATGATAGCCTTGCCCATCCATCCTGCCTCGACGACCTTTAACTCGGATTTGAGGCGGTTAAACTTGGTATCTCGCAGGGGTGCGATGGTGGCGTTGATGAAGTTGTACCCACCCACATAGGAGTAGATGTCAGCGGCTTGGATTCTGCCGTAGTTCTTGTTCAGCCCCCGGCAGGATAGCATCCGCTCATAATCCACATAGACGGGGTTTTCGTTCCATCCGCCAAGATAAATCTTGTACCTCCCATCCAGCGATTTGTCATGGGCGAGCAAGCCAAACGAATGCTCAACGAGGGCAATATCCTCCTGATGCTGCGCCCCGCCAAACCATCCGATTTTGAACAGGTGCGGTTCGGGTTCTGCCGTCGTGTCGGGGATGTACTGCTGATATGCTTCGTATGGTTCATTCGGCAGGATGGTGACGTTCTTGTTCAGCAGTCGAATCTTCTGCGCCAAGTGTTCGGTTGTCGTGGTCACATGGTCAGCCAAGCGGATATGCTCACGAATCTGCTCATCCAATTTGGTTTCCAAATAGTGCCTGTACATGATGTGCCCCGATTCCAGTACCCAGTAGTCGTCAAGGTCCAAGATTACCTTCGCCCCAAAGGCCGTGAGAGCCTTGTACACGCCACGAATTTGGTCAAGCGTACCTTGACACCAAAGGCGATTAAAAAGCCATATATCGACCGTCTTAAGGTCCTCATCCTTGACATTAGCGATGTTGTCCACGCACACATAGTCGAACTCGGTGTAGTTGTCGCCAAGGTAAGCGTTCGGCATCTCCAAGCGGTAGAACGAGCAACCCGTTGGATGGGCGTTGTAAACGATGCAAATTCTCATGCTCAAAGCTACAAAAAAAAGGCCACCCCCGAAGAGATGGCCTTAACCACTAAACCGACGAGCGTATGAGAACCCGCCGTGTCAAAGATACTTACGAACCGCTGATTTGCGTTGAAGATGCGGAGAAAGTTGCGGCGGCGATGTTCAGCATCGGGTCGGGTTCCATTCCCGTCAGCGTCATCTCGTAGCCACTACGGTCACCGAATGCAGTACCCGTTCCAGCAGTTCCAGCGGAGGCTTCCAAGCCATTCGCAGCACCAAGCAACCAGTAGCGGTTGTTGTTGTCTTGGACGATGACCAGCAAGCGATTCCGAGCCAAGAGGCGCAGTTCATTGCGCACGGCGGTCTGCAATTTGTTGATGGTGAAGGTGACTTCGGGCGTGTAGAATAGCGTGCCGTTCTCAACGCTGGCGTTCAGCGTTTCGGTCATGCTGGAGGTAGCCTTGGTCAAGTCGTATTCAAACCAAGACCCCGAAACCGAGGTAGGAGTGAACCCTGTAACCAATCCGCTTCCGTTCGTGTTGACCGAACCCGTAGCGTTGATTGGTTGTACATAAATCGCTTTGATGCCGCCGATTGAATCTCGGCATCCGAGGGCGTAGCCCGTAGTTAGGGAGCAGGACATAGTGTATATTTTATTTTAAGAGTTGCAAGAATAAAAAGCGGGGGGAAGTTGCCCTCCCCCCTTTATAATTAGGCCAAGCGGAAGTCAACCATCAAGTCGGGATAGGCGAACTGTACACCTGCTTTGAAGGCGGCTTGGAAGCGGACTTCATCGTTGTCCTGTGAGTACCACATCGAGAAGTTCTCTTCGTCGGACAAGAGGTCAGTTCCATAGAACAAATTGCCGAGATAAGTGCAGACGATACGGTTAGTGTTGGTCAATCCGGGTACCGCAATCACACGGACGTTTGTTCCGGGGTAGATGATGTCACCATCGGCCATGCCCTGCAAGTCCACTTGGTTGTACATCACACCAGTTTGGGCTTTGAATGCGCCAATCAAGGTACGGAAGTTGTTCCATCCGCAGAAGATTACGAGGTCAGTCTTGGTCAAGATAGCCTGTGGGATGTCGTTGTACACCTTGTCGAAGATGCTGATGACATTGGAAGTCGTGATACCAACGGAAGCTGATACTGGGTTCCAAGTTGTGGAGGAAGCGTTGGCAAGAACGGTTGAACCCGATGCAGCGTTCAGCAGTTGGTTGACACCGCTGAAATAGGAGTTACCCTGCCAGATGGCGGTTTCCAAAGCCTCGGCGATACGGAGAGCCTTCTGCTCGGAGAACGCCTGCTCGAAAGGTACGCCGTCGTAGGTAGAACCAGCGGTCAACTGCGACTGCATCCAGTATTGCTCCAAGGAACGAGGGCAAAGAGCCTCTTGGATTTTCATCACGCCAACGGTGATATTCCGTTGAGTGAATGTGGTGTTGCCTGTTGCAGACCAACCGCAGACGGTTCCTGACCCGATGTTAGCATCGGTGTCCATCAGGTTCAACGCAGCGGCTGACTTGATGCCCACCTGCTTGGTGAACAAGGCAGCAGAACGAGCGGCGAATACCGCTTTGGTTATGAGGGGGAGGCGCTGCTGCTCGGTATAAGTAGTCAGCGGGGAAACGAATGAATAAGCCATGGCTTTGTTTTTGGGGGGTTAAGGATTAATTGGATTTTTTGAGAGTTTGGATTGCTTGGGCGAGTGCGTTGAAGTTCTGCTGCGTTGCAGCCTTGCGCTGCTCCACGATAGCGGATGCGGTAGGCTTGGGGGCTTCGGATGGAAGTTCGGCGACCTTCTCAACGATATCGGTCATGGTTTCCATTTGGCTTGCAAAGGATGCCATCTTCTCTTTCATCTTGCCCATTTCCACCTCCATTGCGGCCTTCATCTCTTCGACAATAGCGGCAAGATGCTTGGCAACGATTTCCTGCACGGCTTCGGGGGTCAAGCCTACACCAGCGGCAGCAGGGGCTTCGGGGGCTTCGCCTTCTGGGGAAACCTCGATTTCAACTTCTTGTGCTGCAACTTCTGCGGCTGGGGCTTCGGCTACGACAACTTCGGTGATTTTGCCGCCTTCGGTTTTGACTACGCCAACGCCTTCCACTTCATGTTCTCCATCGGGAGCAGGCAGGGTTTCGTCTTCGGTGATGACATAGACAGGAGTTCCAGCAACGAGGTCGCCGTCCACACGGATGACCGTACCATCCACCAACTTGTAGTCGGCGAAGGCTTGCTTTTGGGTTGTGAACTTCCGCAACTCGGTGCGGAGAGTGTCAATGGCTGCTTTTAGGTTCATAGATTATTGGGATTTGTAGGTTGGTTGGATATGTTGCAAAAAAGCGGTTAAGTCATCTGCAAGGCCCGCAAGTGCGACCTCAAGTTCCGTGCCTGTGTTCTTCATCCCGAACAACCCTTCCACGGAGAAACCCTTGAAGGCATGACGGTTCTCCCACACTTCGTCGTTCTCTACCTTGAACGAGCCGAACCAAGAGCCGTCGGGAGTGTCCTCGTAGCCTTTGGGGGGAAGGATGCCCCGTTCTGCATCGGTGATGTAACTCTCAAACATGAAGACCCCATCCAGTTCGGCGTTGTGGTAGGCATTGACATTGTGCTGATTCCCTTGCTTGAAGTATTTCTGCACGATTTTGCGGATGGTCGCCTTGTCAAAAACGACATAGTACTCGCCGTAGGTGTCGTCCTTGCGGAAGATGGGCGTATCGGCAAGCATGAGCGGCCCGGTAAGCACACGGCGTTCTCCGGTTTCGGCGAATCTTTGCGGGGTTTTAGCAAAGGCTTGGAAGGGTTTCTCAATCGCAGGCATATCAACGAGGGCCACAAACTGCACGCCTTCGTCCACCTCGTCCACAGTCATCCGATATACGGGTAGTTCCATGTGGTGATATGTAGGACTTAGCCTAATGTTGCAAATTCGGACAAACGGCGCACCCTGCTGGTGGTCTGCTGAATGTCACGCTCTACCACATAGGCACGCATGGGTTGGTTGCCTTGTGGTTGCGGTACAGGCTCGCCCTGATTGCCCAGCATGGTCGTGTTCGGGTTGCTGAATGTAGCGGATGGCGTTGCCGTAGAAGTACCTCCTGATGGTGCCGTAGTATTACTTGTGTTGCTGCCGCCTCCTTGGAATTGCGTCGCCTTAATCTTGGCTACGTTAGCAAGACCAGCGGCAAGGGTCAACGCCGCCTGAACGAATCGCTGACCCGGAAAGACCTCTTTGGTCATAGCCAATGCCGAGGTCACGCCGAGGTAAGTGTTCACGATGGCTTGGGCAATGCTCGCCGCTTTAGACACGTTAAACGCCTTGCGTTGTGCTGCCTCGCTTTGCCCTGCCGTTGCCGTGATGATGTCGCCAATGATACCAAACGACTGGTCAGCCATCTGCTGCTGGGCTTGCCGCAAGTCGGATTCACGTTGCAGTTCTC